TATTTTTATGGAATGAAGGTCATTAGTTATTCTTACAACGAAGACAAAAATTTGGAAGAACAAGTCACCTTTTGTGCTAGGGTTTCAAACCCAACGAGCCAAGAAAACAACCTAAATAACCAACAACTCATTTCTTATTTAATCAAGCATGGTCATTGGTCGCCTTTTGAGATGGTAAGTGTTTGTCTCGAGATTGACACTACTCGAGACATCGCGCGACAAATCTTGAGACATCGTTCTTTCTCTTTTCAAGAGTTCTCTCAACGCTATGCGACACCCAGTCTAGATTTGGTGAAGCGGGAGGCGAGACTACAAGATACCAAGAACCGTCAAAACAGTATCTCTACTGAAAACGATGACCTTAAGCGAAAATGGGAAGAGCTTCAAGGTGAAGTTGCCAATGCGAGTCATAAGGCTTATAGTTGGGCCGTTCAGCAAGGGATGGCAAAAGAGCAGGCTCGAGCCGTCTTGCCCGAAGGACTTACCAAAACACGTATCTATATGAACGGAACCATGCGGTCGTGGATACATTACATTCAGTCAAGGTCTGGTCAAGATACCCAAAAAGAGCATCGAGACATTGCGATTGGATGTGCTCATGCGATTGCTCCATTATTTCCGTTGATTCTTACGTTTTTACGAACGGAATAATGTAGCAATATATATATAATCCTATGAAGACGAAGACCCGAAAAAGATTCCGTAAACATAGAACAAAAACAAGCGAGTTTTCTTATTTGCGATTAGAAAAGTTGTATCGAAAACTATTTGACCAATTTGGATGGATGATTTTAGCCAATGAATATGACATGAAAGAAGAAGTCTCGTTTTATGTCTCGGCCATCGAGCGTATTCTGGCTGCGATTCAAGCATCTAAAGACGTACCTGGATTAGAGCGCATGGAGTCTAACGTTAAAATACTTTTAGCGCATGCCCAAAAAGATTTTAAGAATCACAAATAAAATTGACCGTCTTCGATTCACTCCATTTGTATGTAAAATGGAGTGGCTCAATCAGAATTTCCCTAAAGTGCGCAGTGTCGACGTGGACTATACCATGAAGCGGTATGAGTTTCCAGAAGAAGTATGCGAATGGATTAAAACCACATGGACCAAAACAAGTGACGAAAATGGGGGCACCTATATCAAACCGTCTGAACAACTGAATGCCACCGCATTAAATGTTATGAAAAAGAATGGACCCGACGCAGCCGCCAAACACATGATGGAAATGTCCGGGATGGACTATGCGAGGATGCGAATGGATTACGGATAAAATATTGGACCATATTAATATGTATTGGTTAGGTATTATCCTTCTGGTTATCCTTCTAGGGATTGTTCTTTTATTTTATATGAATCGCAAAGAAGGATTTAAATCAAATACCTTATCTTTAGATGCTTTCAATGAAAAATATCACGCAGATATCGTGGGTCTACCAACATGGCTTTTTGCGCTAGGTGTAGAAAACAATCAATACCATACTTATTCGAATCTTGAACTTTACGCCGAAACCATGATTGAATATTGGATGGAACATTTACATCCACATCTCCCGCCTAAATACTATGTGATTATTTGTCCATTGGATGGATTTGGTAATCATGGAGATGTCTCGAAAGAATTAACCTACAAACAGGTAACCAAAGATTCTATTTCTAAATTGAAAGGTCCAGATGGAGCTATCGCTATTTCATACGAAACCAATGAATATCCAGTCTTTCATTCAAAAAAAACAATTTTTGCGGTATGTAAAAATATCAACGATAAAACCACCGTATTACTACCCGATTGCCATTTTATTAGAGAACAAGCATACGAAAAGATATTCAAAGATATTGACGACAATCGTATACCCTTTCGTTCCAAAAAAAATGAATGTATATGGAGAGGAGGTCTGGCAAATGGTTCCATACATAATTTTTTAGTTCAGAAAGACAAAGAGACGAATCCGAGACAATATTTTAAAAAACTCTATGAAGAAGGGCGGTTTAAAAAGGTGAATTTTGAAATGAATCAAACGTCTATTCCTAAACAAATTACCTATAAATATATACTCGACATTGATGGATGGTCGTCTACATGGTCAGCTATGATATGGAAACTCTACTCAGGGTCTGTTCTTCTAAAAACAAAATCTAAATGGAAACAATGGTATTATGATGATTTAAAAGAATGGGTACATTATGTTCCTATCGAGAATGACTTCTCTGATTTGAATGACAAAATAGAGTGGTGTATTCACAACGAAACAGAATGTGAACGAATTATAGAAAACGCAAAAAAGTTCGTCTTACAAAAATTAAACTGGGAACAAGTGAAACGGGACACGATTGTGTCTGTGAAATACGCATTGACTCAATCCTAATTTCTAATTTTTATGAATGATATAAATCATAAAAATTATAGTATTATAAATCATAGTATTATAAATCATATAAATACACACATCAATAATATGTATGAAGTGGTTGCTGTTTACTTCCTTTTTTATCGCACACAGCTTTTTAATGACACCGAATCTTTGTAAGACTCGATTGACTCAGTTGAATTACAATGGAAACAATCATTACAATGGAAACAATCAGAATAAAAACCAATTGCGAGGTATAGATTATAAACTCGATAGATATCGGAAAGACATGATTACGCTTCTAGAGCAAAAAAAACGATTGATTAAAAACATGACGAATATCGATTTGTCGATTAGTCCAGAAGAATATTTAGAACAGTTCATGGAAGATGGGCCAGAAGGAGAAATTATTATTCGTTTTCAACAAGACCCCGAAGAATCGGCTGAGACGAGTGATACCAAAAGCGAAAATTTTGAAGTGTACCGAGACACAGGCCTTACCTTCAAAAACGTAGGCGGATACGACTTGATTAAAGATGAACTCTTACAATGTGCGGATATGTTGGTGAATTATGAAAAGTATACCAAATACAATGTGCGCATTCCCAAGGGACTCATTTTAGAAGGTCCGCCCGGAAATGGGAAGACTTTATTGGCCAAGTGTTTTAGTGGTGAAATCAAGGTAGCCTTTATACCTGTCTCAGGCGCGCAGTTTCAGGAGAAATATGTTGGGGTAGGGGCAGCACGCGTTCGTGAACTCTTTGAACTAGCGACCAAAAATGCGCCCTGTATTATTTTTATTGATGAATTGGATGCGTTGTGTCGGAAGCGTTCCGAGGAAGGAACGTCTAGGTCAGAGCACGATTCAACCTTGAATGAGCTTTTGGTCAATATGGATGGTTTTAAAAGCAAGCCAGGTATTTTTATCATTGGAGCGACCAACCGTGTTGACTTGCTGGATGCGGCCATGACTCGCCCCGGTCGTATTGACAAGAAAATATTTGTCGGCAATCCAGATTTGGAAACGCGAACGGCTATTCTGCGGATTCACATGAAAGGCAAGCCCATGGACAAAAGTATTACCATGGATGATATGCTTCAGATGTCTCAGGGATATTCAGGGGCTCAGATTGAGAATTTCTTGAACGAAGCAATGCTTCATGCGCTCAGAGACAATCGTAAAGAAATGACTCGACATGATTTAGAAACGATGTCGACCCGAACCCTTACGGGATTTCAAGCGGTCGAGTCCAAGCTCACTCCGGAACAGTTGTATCAAATTGCCATTCACGAAATGGGACATGCATATACCTCGATTTTGAGTGGACACAAGAAAGTCATCAAGGTCAATATTCATTTGTGGTCTCCCAAAAGTTTGGGATTTACTCTGTTTGAAACACAAGATAATATGATGATGACCAAAGAATCGTTGATGGGTGAATTGATGGTTCTGGTCGGTGGAAGAGTTGCCGAAGAAATCTTTTTTGGAGACAAATTGTCGACCGGTTCTGCACACGACATTGAACAAGCCAAGAAAATCGCAGAACAGATGGTGGTGAACTGGGGTATGGGAGACCGAATCATCTATCCATCCGGGTCCGAGTTTTACAAAAAGATTTTGGAACAAGAAATCGATACGCTGTTACAGAGAGCATTCCTAGAAACTAAAGTATTGTTACTTGAAAACAGTTTGAAACTACAGGAAATGGCAGAACGTTTGGTGAAAACACGTGAAATCAAATACGATGAGTTAAAACTCTAATCATCTAACCAACTAACAGTCTAACAAACTAACCGTCTAACGGTCTAATCTATAGTCTAAACAAAATCTTACGATAGGAATCTTATTGTACATCAAGTTTGCCAAGGTAAGTGTTTCTGGATGTGGAATCGAACGCCCACTCTCTAATAGATACTCCATATTGTCTACAATCTTCATGTATTTCTCCATAACATATTCATCTCCAATCGCGATTTGGTCGTTTATGCCATCTCTGTAATCTTTCCCTATGGGAATATAAATATGTCTCGGTTTCAGATGAAATTGAAAAGTATGATTCAGTATGACATCTATACGTACACTTACGATAGTTTTATAGACTTTTCCACTTTGTTTCATGAGTTCAAATACTCTTTTCTTGTTGATAAAATGACGAATCATTTTATCTAAAGGCGTTTCTTCGGGTTTATTGGGATAATGGTGAATCTGGTAAGAATGAACAATAGGTTGGTTGGTGTAGAGAACAGGTTGATACAATCGTACAAAGTCTTCGAAATGTTCTATCGGAGAATTATCAGAAGAGACAAAATAATCGACGTCTCCAAACGATTGGGATATATTTGAATAATGTTCTTTGGATAAGTTCAATCGTCCATACACAAGAACTGCTGTCATAACTATATAAAAAGGTGAAATAATATTTAGAATGAATTGTAAGTATTGTATGGCTGACCCAGGGCTTCATTCTTTTCATATCCAATCCGAAACCGAAACACATGTCTCTTACCATACCTGTGTAAGAGATGCTCGAGACAAAAAGGTGACTCAAATTGTAGAACACATTGAATTGTATTTGTCTCAAAAGCCTTTACACAAGACATGGGATTGGTCCATGGACTGTACTTCGTTTCACATTGAATGGTATACGTTTGAACTCACCATGGCATTACAGTCCTTGATACAAAAATATAGACATTCCATTACTCAATTTCGTTTGTTCCACGTGAATCGATACATGAAAAATTTTATAGAAATGTGTCGACCCTTTTTAAACAGTCATGTAAAACAAGTGCTTGTCGTAGATTAAAGAGACACTTTGCTTTTATTCATCTCTTTCAATTGTTCTAGAGAAACGTTTAACTGCTTCGCTCTCTCTAGTTCATTTCTTTCGATGCGTATTGAATTATGTTTCTTCTCATTCAAAAACTTATTGGGAACTTTTTGGATAAGATTCATTTTACGCGTCTGGTTGATGGAACGTTGTTTTAATATTCGATTCTTCATTTTATTCTTCACTCGATTTGTACGTTGGTTGGACCTGTGTCTATTCATATCATTCAACCTATTTTCTGTACGTCGCCGGTTCACTCTTGCGGTCACTACAAAAGAAATCAATTGAGACAACAAAAAATCTTTGATTGTGATTATGCCTTCTGTGATCATAGTACCGTATTGTATATGTTTCAAGACATAGGCCATTTCGTCGGTAACCTGGATTGGATACTGAAAACTTTCATAATGTATTCCACTAGAATGAAGCATAAAAAGAATGTTTTCTTTTCGAAAAGGAATATCCGGACAAATGAGAGAAACTCGTTGTTCTCCTCCTTCCTCTACAATACATAAAATTTTACGCTTTAACAAGGCAGCATAATAGATAATGTCTTCATTCGAATACTCTTTGTTTGTTTTAAAGCGTTCTAAAAAATGAATACGTTTTTCAAAGGTGTCATAAAAACGAGCAATCTCTTCATCTTGACGAGGACGAACATTAAATTCATCCAATAGACCCCGTTTCTGTTGTTTTATCTTTCGAAACGCAAAGGATGCGACTTCTCTACGGGTTTTGTTATAAAGGTCCTGACGATTGGCTGCCATATCACAATTACCCAAGGCGTATTCAAGCGCATGTAAAAAACAGTTCCCGTTACTCGTTATCTTTCCTTTGACCACTTTCGTTTTTAATATATCGCATAAGTTTTTTAACATTATATTGTAAAAAGATTAGAATCTAATTGAAAATTAGTTGTTATTTAATCTCGTAGTCTATTCTATGAAGTACGCATTATTGGTTGGGATTGGTTATGTGAATACACGTCACGCTTTAGAAGGTCCTTTGCGCGACGTGTATAAAATCAAAGAAACGTTGGTCGATTATGAATGTACAATCATCACCGACCATACGCAACTCTTGCCTACGAAAAAAGTCATTGTCGAATCTTTTCTTGAATTACTTCAAAAGAAAGGTCCACTCTTCTTTTATTATAGTGGACACGTACAAGAAGAAGGTATTTTTTGTGCGGACCAAGAAATTTTGACGCATGATGAATTTCGGAAAATGCTGGAGACCATGGACCCTACGTCAACCCTGGTTGCGGTATTGGATACGTGTTTTAGTGGAGAC